TTGGTGGGGCTGGCAGCGCCCGAACCGCCTTTGATGGTGACTGTTGCAATGACAGTCCCGACTAAAGATTTTAGAGTGCTGTAAGTCTCCGAAGTCGCAGTGCTCCAGTACAGGTCAAGAGTCAAAGAGTTGTTTTGCAATCCTGCAGTGTACGAAATAGCGGTTGAACCGAAAGCGTTTGCCTGAAGTTCTTGGATTTGCTGAGTCAAAGTTGCGCTGGTGCACTGATCGGATAAATCAACGGCTCCGATGGAAATGACCGGATTACTGAGAACTGTGGAAGTGGGCATGACGGATCAATCCTTTTTCTTGTTGGTCGCGTCGGGCTTATCAGATAATTTAGCACTCTTGCTCGGGTGAGTGTCGGAACGCTGAATGAACCCTCCAGCGAGTAGCCACTCAATGTCGTCGGACGGTTGGGCCATAAACGGTTTACCGATCTCGCCTACTCGAACTGAACTAATGATGTAACGATCCATGACTATCCGTTCTGTGCTTGTAATGGAATGATGAGTTCGTACCCTGCATAATCCGCCCCGCCGACCGTGACAACTTTCGGTGATGCCGACATGACCGCAATGTTTTTAGTGACAAGAGCTGCCGTCAAGTTGAGTAGTTGGCGTAGTGCGTCAAGGTTGCCGGGGCCGTTGCTAATTAGCGTGACGGGAAAAGTCATTTTGACAATGTTGTAGTTGAACGATTCGATGGATGGAGCGTCCACAAAAGCGCAAGGTGGAGCGATATTGCGAGGATCATTAACGACACGAAGGCCCGCAATAGTTTGGAGAGTAGTGACCAGATCATCTAGTGCCTCGTTCAGGAAGTCTGTGTAAGCCATTTCAAGCCACTTGCGGTCTGTTGATGCCTAACAGTTGTTTGACGATGCCTGAGAGCCCTACAACGGGTGCTGATGCCATGTCAGTGAAGGACGCGAACTGGTCTACGCTTCCACGCTGACGGTACAAGGCTGAGCCATACATCAAAGTCCCGAGGGTTGCATCTCCACCGGGTGAAGTTGACAGTGAGTCTATGTATCCCGACTCTTGACGGCGACGAAAACAAAACGCGTTTGCAGCTGACGCACACTGAACTAAGAAAGCGGTTTCGTCACCACTGGTCGTAATCCCGAGGTATGTCGCGATCTGTGGCCCTGTCACCCATGTGCATGTCTGGTCAAAAGTGATCGTGCCCGTGATCGCCTGCAACTCAATCGGAGTTTCAGATTCCGCCCACATGACCGCGTTAGCGAGAGGGTAAGAAGTGTCGTACTCAATAAGCCCTTCAGTGTCAACATTGATCGGCAAGTATTGGGGCATTGCGTAAACGGTTTTGACACCGTTATAAAGCGCGTCCCATCCTGCGACTGTGATCGTTGCACCGACCACGATCTCGTTCGGGGTGAGCGTTGTTACGCACACATAACCCGGAACGATGACCGCAGTCTGGAGTGTGTATGTTGCCGTCAAGACGGCCTCCGATCAGGCTTGTGTAATCTTGCGGATCATTGACGGCACAGCGGCAAAACTTGACACGTAGGCATGGACCGAAAACAGGCGTGAGAGGGTTGATGGTTGCTCTACGGACATAATGCCGCGGATGCTCTCATACCACTCGAATGCCTTGCCAGCGTTGGTGATGATCATGGTCTTGGCAGCGAAGTTGCTGTCAACGACAATCTCAAGTCCGAGCGGATTCGAGCCGACCCAAGTGGTTGCGTTTCCGCCACCGAGCGCGTTTTGTCCTTGCATACCGGGCGCGCCGACATACGGGAACAACGGACGGTTGCTTCCGTCAACTACTTGACCCAACTGGCCCCACACATCAGGCGACACGAACAAGGTGTCTGGGAAGAAGTTGGTTCCGTTGCTGACATCAACTGCCGCGTCATAAATGGACTTCATCAAGTCGGTGGATGAAAGATCCCAGACACCCGATGAGGTTGCAGCGGTAAGCAGTGCGTCGGCTGCAATGTCGTCGGTCTTGTACATGAGTTCGCCCATGAGGTCGGCCATGATCAACTGCATTGCTGCGGGTGACGTGAAGTCAATGTCCTGCATTGAGAGGCTGACCTGACCTGCAACAGTGGTCTTGCTGATTGAGTTGGAGGCAATGACCATCGTGGTAGCGGACACGGCATCAAACTCGGCTGCTTGTGCAGCTGCTGAAGTGTGGGTCGTGATCGTCGGACGGATAAAGGTTTTCTGTGCGCCACCGTCAGGATAAGCGCGTGCGCCCAAACGGTTGACAACTGGACGGACGAAGTTGATGTTCTGAACGAGCGGTCCGAGAACTGGCACGGGGAGCAGACCGGGTGTGTTGGTCGTAGCGACATCGCCTGCAGCAGCTTCGTAGGTTGACTGGTTCTCGTTCTTCCAATCGGTGACCGACTGGTTGACCTTTGCGAAAGTTTCTCCGCCCTGATGGTAAGCGGCCATCCACTCGCCAGCCGAAGGAAGGCGTGGAGCGCGCTTCGGTTGAGCAAAAATCATTGGGGTAGTGGGTGCGGCTTCAGGTGCTGCGGCTTCAATGTGTTCTGACACGATGGTCTCCTCGACTTGTGGTTCTGTTACTGAGATTTCGTCGGGAGTCGTGTTCGCGGAAGCGGCCACATCTGTGATAGTAGCACCGCTAAAGGCGGGTATGGGGACAAGGCTCAACTCGCGCCAAATCGCTGAGGTGATGATCATCGTCCCATCTTCAGCGCGTGAAGAAGTCACCACATCTACACCGACCGAAACATTGTCTAGCACGCCTTCTTTGGCGAGTTGTAACGCTTCGTTTCCTGCTGGGGTGTCCGCAATCTTGGCAGTGAATAACATTCCTTCAGGGGTTTCGGTGCGCGAAGTAACAAGGCCGACAGGCTGACTTGAGTCGTGATACATAAACAGTTTCGGGGCTTTACCGTCCAGGGGTAGTGAGCCCGGTGCGAACTGCACACTGGTTCCATCCGCGACAGTTGCGGATATTCCATAAGGCGCGGCGACACCCGAAATTGTGCGGGTTGGTGCGTCTCCAGCTGCGGCTTCAACGTCTACGGCGAAACCTGCGGACAAAGTTAATTTCATGAGTCTGACTCCTCAGTTGTGGGTGTGGTGTCGGGTCTTTCGGTTGGCATTTCTTCGCTCATCATTGACTCGAGGTAAGAGTCAATATCAAACTTCACATAGGTCCCGCGAGGAAGAACATTGTTACCTGAGAGGGTCTGCGACACACAGTCAAGATACTGTCGGGCCCCAAACAGATATAGGTCCTCACGAGCACCACTTGATGTCGTGTATTGGTAGCTGCCGATGTCAAATCCGCAAAGGTAGAAAGGGGTATTTGCGATTCTGCACATTTCTTTTCCGCTGAAGTCCGCGGAGTCAATCATCAACATATTGTCAGGTAACGCCTTGGTTTCCTCATACTTTAGGAACTCGTTAAGGGCTGCAGTCTGATTATTGAGACGCGCATTATTAAACGAGGTCGCAAGGTCCGCTAACTCTTGAGCCGACAACGGTTCGCCGCCAGTCTGCGACAAAATGCCAGACGGCAACGACGACTGCGCGTTACGGTAACGAGATTGTTCAACGCGTAGCGCAGTCTCAATCGCGGTTTGTGACTGGTAGATGATGCCTTGTACCGGGCTGATGAATTGAACGAGGTCGTTCGGGTCAATCATTCCGCCTTGAAAATACACTTCTTTAGACGGGCCGAACCATACGGGGCCCGCTTGATCTTGCGTATTGACAGAGCCCGCGGGCAGTCTTGTGAAGGTCGCAGGGAAACCATCCGCAGTCCTAGAAAGGACAAACCAAAAGGCTCGACCGTAATAGAAAAGGTCATCGAGTGTCCAACTCATGAGCGTGGCATAAGGAATTGTTGGGTCGGGTTGGCGGAGCCATGAACGCGGCGCGATATAGACGCACTCCATCTCTTTGTCGGTGTCGTTCCAAACCTCGTTAAACATTTGTAACTGTGTAGATGAAATCACGGATGCGAGAAGGTCACGGGAACGACTAAGCGTCGGAATGGAGTTGGCACGATTACGCGCGTCGCCCTCATAGTACGCGAAGTACTGGCCGATAAAGTTCGCGCCCTGATTCTGCTGATACGTCCCATACGATCCCGCAGCTGCAGCCTTATGCGCATCAGTAAACGGCGACACCGCCGCTTTCGTAACCTCTTTACGCGTAAACAATCCCATTAGCAATCCGATCGGTGAGTGTGCCGATGGGACCCCGACGATCCCACCGACACGCCACCACAATACTTCAACCGACTACCATGATGGGTTTAGCGCGGTTCTGATACTTACTCGAGAGCGCAATCCCCCAGACGGCACACTTCGCCAACTCAATCGGACCGGGGCTCGACTTGTGTGACAACGTGACACCCATACCCGTCTTAATCATGACCGCGCGGTTCATATGTTCCGACAAAGTGAGTTGCCCGAGATGCTTAACCCGTTTCTCAAGAATCATCTTTTGGGCTAGGCCCGTGAACTTGATTAACTCCGCCTGACCAACGATCGTCATCCTGCGACGCAACGTCAAAGGCGCGTGAATCTCAAGGGTCGGGGTGATAGCCAGTGCGACCTGTTTATCTTCCATGACCCGCTCAACTTCCGCCCACATTGCCTCTTCATTATCAACGATGAACTCAACAAACGTCGTAACAATCCCGTCCACCATTGAAGAACGGACACCCACATAACGATTTGTATCCATACTCATCTCGACACACAAGACACCGCCACCCGGCATCGGATCATCAATTTTACAAGATCCCCACACGCCCTCCTCTAGCCAAGAGCCCCTACTACTAATAAACATATTAAGGTGCGCTCTGAGGAAAGAATCCTTCTTAGACACCGCCTGCAACGCCTCAATCGTGATCGTTTTACCCAACGCAGGGTTCGCGTAACCCCAGTTCGCTGGATCACGCCAATCCCGATCACCAATACTCCACTCAGCGAAATACAGTCGCGACGGCTCCTTCTTTTCAATTTCGTTTATAGCCGTCTCTCGCATATGAATCATTGCCACACTCGACTCATCCCCAGCCGTACTCCAGCACGAAAGCAACGGAGACTTCCGCGCAATCTGCGACGGACGCAAGGCCTCCGACAAACACTTCTCCGACACGTTGAAAAGTTCGTCCACCACGATCAGGTCACAACTTTGTCCGTGCAAGTTCGGGCTCGCAGCTCTTACTTCCCAAACACTTCCGTCTGGCATCGTGACCGACTTACGACCAAAAGTCCTCATTGCCTTACCGCCAAAGATGTCCACAAGAATCGGAACCAAACTATTAAAGATCGCTTCAGCACGATCCAAACGGTTAGCAACGCTCAAGATGTTTTGAGGTGTCCCACGAATCTTGGCGAAGTCCGTCAACCACCAACCAATCAAAGCCTGCAACCCAACCGACTTACCGTTCTGACGCGCAGTACTGCATAAAGATTCACGGAACTGCAAGTCGCCATTCTCATCATGCGACAACTGCCCAGACAACGCCAAGATTTGCCACTCAAAAAGACAAATGTTTTGATACGTCTCCGCCCACTTAGCCACTTGGGGGCCATAAGACAGATTCGATAGCCCGGTCGTTTCCAATCTCGGTTTATAGTCGCTGAGCAGGGCAAATGCAGAATCAATCCCGCCAGTTCCCGCCGATTCAGGGTCAGGAGACATTCTCAGAAGCGG